GTAACCGTATAACCAATATTGTCAAATTGTCTGAAAACGAAGTTAAAAAACTTCAAAATGTTGGTTTTTATCGTGATGTTCCTATAGAAACTGGAGAAGATACTATACAAAACAGTCAAGTTGATGAAGAAATTGATAAATTATCTGGTGTACAGCCAAGTTATGATGACAGCGAAGTTGCAGTTTTGTATGAAATACATGCAAATTTAGATATTGTTGGCTTTGAAGATACTGACGGTGGCAATCCAACAGGTGTGAAGTTACCTTATATCGTTACAATAGATTCTCATACAAAAAAAGTGCTTTCTATTAGAAGAAACTTTAGACAAGAAGATCCTTTGAAAAACAAAATTGAATATTTTGTCCATTTTAAATTTTTACCAGGCCTTGGCTTTTATGGTTTTGGTCTAACACATATGATAGGTGGTCTTTCAAAGGCATCCACTTCTATTATGAGGCAATTGATTGATGCAGGTACCCTTGCAAACCTACCTGCTGGGTTTAAGACAAGAGGTATTAGGATAAGGGATGAAGATACACCCTTACAGCCTGGAGAATTCAGAGATGTGGATGCCCCTGGTGGTTCTTTGCGTGAATCTATACAACCATTACCTTTCAAAGAGCCTAGTGGGACTTTACTTAACTTGTTAGGTATTTTGGTAGACTCAGGGAAAACTTTTGCGTCAATTGCAGAGATAAATACTGGACAAGGCAACCCACAAGCACCAGTTGGCACAACTATGGCTTTGTTAGAACGGTCTACAAAAGTCTTATCAGCAATACATAAAAGGTTGCATAATGCTCAACGGAAAGAATTTAAAATTTTATCAGAGGTTTTTCAAGAATATTTACCAAACGAATATCCCTATATGACTCCTGACGGCAACCAAGAGGTAGGCGCACAAGATTTCAGTAACAGAGTTGATATTATACCTGTCTCAAACCCTGATATATTCTCGACTGCACAAAGAATAGCTATGGCACAAGAAATGATGCAATTAGTTGCATCTAATCCTGATATACATGGACCGGACGGTATATATGAAGCATATCGTCGTATGTATGCTGCAATAGGTGTGGAAAACCCCGATCAATTGCTCAAACCACCGCCAACTAGAGAACCACAACCGATAGAAGCAGGTATGGAGAATAATACTTTATTAATGGGTCAACCAGCTCAAGCATTTCCTGAACAAAATCATGATGCACATATTGCTATACATATGAGTTTATTGAGCACCCCACCTGTACAATCAAATGCTGCTGTGCAGGCTATTATTCACTCACACATTATGCAACATTTACAGATGAAAGCTGATAATATTGCCTTAGAACAAATGCCTCCTGAAATGAGACAACAATACGATCAAATGCAAGCACAATTACAACAACTTCCTGAACAACAACAAGCTCAATTGCAAGTTCAAATGCAAAGATTAGTGTCACAAATTTCAGCTCCAATTTTAGCTGAGTTGGTAGCTGAATACAGTCAGAAAGTATCTGCACCAACCGACGAGGATCCTCTAGTTGCAATCAGAAGACAAGAGTTAGCGTTAAAAGGTCAAGAATTAGCCCAAGAAAATCAACAATTTGTTGCAGATCAACAAAGAAGAAGAGAAGAAAGTATCAGAGAGGATCAGATTGATGTCCAGAGAATACAAACGCAACAAGACATAGCTGATGAAAAAGCAGAGCTTAATCGTGACCGTATGGAAATGCAAAAACAATTAAAAATACAAGATTTGATTCAAAAATACCAAAAGTAACATATAATACAGAAATGATTAAAAGAACAGACGTAAACAAACTAGAGACTCCAAAAATTATGAATAACAAACAAAGTTACAGTAATAAGGGGTCTGTAGCTTATGCAAAAAAAGAAAAATTCAATGCTGATACTACACCTAAGCCTGGTATGGGTAAGGGAAAATCTCGTGGTGTAGGGATAGCAGAATCAGGAACTAAGTTTTCTGGTGTCTATTAATGTCGGTAATTTGGATAAAAGACAAGTTGTCTAAATACTTACGAGAATCTCGTCAAAGTATCAATGACACAATGTTGGGTGGTGTTAAAGATATCAGCCAATATGAATTTTTACGAGGACAATATACAGCTCTGGTCCAAGTAGAAAGTGAATTAAGAGAGCTGCTAGGAAAGGTTATAGAAGATGACGAAACAGAACAAGGTGATAGTTCCTGATCACGTTGCAAAACAAGTAGAAGAACAAAACAAAGAAGCAGGAGAAAAAGTTGATGAAGCTTATGTTCCTGAAGACACAAGAGTATTAGACCCCACACTTTTAGAAAAATCGGTTTTAGAAAGAATGCCACAACCTACAGGTTGGCGTATTTTAATTTTACCATTTCAAGGTATGGGCGTATCTAAAGGCGGTATTCATTTATTACAATCATCAGTTGATAGAGAAACATTAGCTACAGTTTGTGCTTATGTAGTAAAAATGGGTCCACTTTGTTACAAAGACGCTAAGTTTGGTAACAAATCTTGGTGCAAAGAAAAACAATGGGTATTAATTGGCCGTTATGCTGGTGCTAGATTCAGACTTGGTGATGATGCAGAGTGCAGAATTATCAATGACGATGAAGTGATAGCAACCATACATGATCCAACCGATATCGTTGCAGTATAGGAGTAAATATGAGCGAAGAAGTAAAAAAAGACGAAACTCTGGAAGAAGAAACAGTTGTAGAACTAGAAGAAGAACAGAGTCAATCTGAAGATGCTGAAGTTGTAGAAGAAGTTGCTAGTGAACCTGAAGAAAATAAAGA